TGAAGGTGTACAGTATGCACAACCTAAACTTAAGATTATGGGTATCGAAGCCATTAAGTCTTCAACACCAGAAGTTGTGCGCGATAAGTTCAAAGAGATATTTAAAGTTATTATAACAAAGACAGAAAGCGATACACAAGATTTCATACGAGAGTTTAAGAAACTCTTTAGATCTTTGCCAGCAGAAGAAGTATCTTTTCCTCGATCAGTATCGAATGTTTCATCGTGGACAGATAGAAAGACAACCTATATCAAAGGTACTC